TTCCGCCCGCACAAAGATCGTAACTTTGTGCCGATTGGCGGCGAGCGACAGGCCGTTAACCAAGACGCCATTGTGAAACTGATCGGCTGGGCAGGTAACTTGACCTGCTCGGGCGCGCAGTTCCAAGGCGTGTTGATTGACTAAAGGGAGTAACGCAACATGGCTATTTCTACGAGTAACCTCATCGGCGTCTCCCTGACGTACACCGACACCTCGCCCTCGTTCAACGTCGGTACGACTGTGAACTTGGACGACGGCGGTCAGGCTGTGTATGTGCAGGCGGCGTCAACCGTCAGCACTTACATGGCGGTGTCCGTGAAGGGCGACAACACCGTTGTCCCGTTGACCACGACCAACTCGGCCAACAGCAAGGTCATTGGCTTTGCGCAGGCTTCCATTGCGTCGGGTTCCTACGGTTGGGTGCAGATCGGCGGGAAGCCGGTCGTGAACCTTGCCGCATCGTGCCTCCCGGCTGTGCCGCTCTTTACGACGGCTACGGCGGGAACGCTTGATGACGCGACGGTAACCGGCGGTCTGGTGATGGGCATCGTTGCCCTTACCACGGCGTCGGGTGCTACCGCTCTGACCTGCGTTGCGGGCTACCCGCACGTTGCGACGGGCGTCGTGGGCTTCTAACGATGCAACCTCTGGAAATCACGGTTCAAGCGGCGGGTACGGCAGAGGAACTCTGTTCCAATATCCGCTCGGCGCTTGGCCGTGGTTTACCAGAACTGACCCTCGCTCCCATCAAGCACGATGGCAACATGGTGTTGGTGGCGAGCGGGTGGTCTATGCCCGATTACATTGACGAGATTAAGGCGCACCGCCGAGCCGGTCGCCCGATTGTGGCTATCAAGGCCGCACACGACTTTCTGGTGGAGAACGGGGTTGAGCCTGACCTGTGGGTTAACCTTGATCCGCGTGACCGTACAAGCGGCATACAGCGGCTGAACAAGCACACGGTGTATATGCCCTCGTCGCGCTGCCCACCGACTACGTTTGATTACCTTAAAGATCACAAGGTGCTGCTGTGGCACTCATGGGCAGAAGGCCCAGAGATGCAGGCCATTGGCCCCGGCAAACTCGCTATTGGCGGCGGCACCACATCAGGACTACGAGCCATCAATATCGGCTACATCCTCGGATTCCGACACTTCACGCTATACGGCTATGACTCTTGCAACCGTGCTGACGGCGTAAAGCGGTTCACGGGCGACAAGGCAGGCCAAACCATAGACATCTGGGTAGGCGGCCCGACCGGCAAGAAGTTCAACTGCAACCTTGCTATGGCACAGCAGGCCAATGAGTTTCAGAAGATTTACGAGGTCATGGGCGATGTCAACATTGAGGCCCACGGCCCCGGTCTGATTGCAGAGATTCTGCGTGTCAGGCGCGAACGCGCGATGGCAGCCTAATGGCGATCCCCTCCCGAGTGTTGGGGTCGGGCGTTAACCAACTCTCCACGGTATCTATCTGCGGAGACGGTAACGCTGCGGTGACGGCTGCTGGCACCTCGGCAGGCGATGCTACGACGCTGACTTATGTCTACAACAACGTCACAACGGTAGGCGCGGGTGCAGGGGTCAAACTGCCGCCGACCGAGATGGGCGAGACGATCATTGTCAAGAATACGAGCGCAAACCCGTTAACGGTGTACCCATACGACGCGGGTAGCAGCATCAACAACGTCGGGTTTGGCACGATCAACCCTGATTGCTCGGCCTTGTTCTTTGCCGTAAGCAACACGCTTTGGGAAGAACTGCAAGGCTTTGGCCGCTCGGTGCCAATCCTGCACTACGGTGCGTTTAGCGACACCACGCTGCAAACGGCGGCATCCATTGATACCGCTTACGGCATGGTTTTCAACACTACCGATAGCAGCAATGGTGTGTCTATCGGCTCACCGTCCTCCCGGCTTGTGGTGGATAACCAAGGCGTCTACAACGTGCAGTTTTCGGCACAGTTAGACAAAACCTCTGGCGGCGCAGGCAATATCTACATTTGGTTGCGTAAAAACGGCACTAACGTCGCCAACACCGCCAGCACGGTCGCCATCCAAGGCACCGCAGCGCGTACCGTCGCCGCGTGGAACTTCATCATCCAACTTGAGCCTACCAATTACGTTGAATTGATGTGGGCTACGGATGACACAAGCGTTAGAATTCTTGCAGCCAGCGCCACAAGCGTATGGCCTGCGATTCCCTCGGTCATTTGTACCATCACACAGGTCAACAACCTGTAATCCCCACAGGAGCAAGGACAATGCCACTAGATAGCGATGTTTCTAACGCCGACGCACAGTTGCACGTTGAGTTTTACGTCAAGGACGATGGCCCCGGCAAAGGCAAAACCTACTGCCGCGTCATGGCTCCCGGCGATAAAACCAACATCATTGACCAGCCCGCACGCGAGGAAGATAAAGCACGTTTCCCGCGTCAATGGCTGTACTTTCAGACGCAACAGAGCGATGGCGTGGCCGCAGAAATCGGCACTCCGCTTTCAGCGTGGCACAAGGACGCTCCCGAGGAAATTACACGCGACCAGATCGCAGAACTGGTCATTTTGAAGTTTGTGACGGTAGAGCAGTTGGCTCTGGCGTCGGACGCGCAACTACAGCGCATTGGCATGGGTGGAGTTGGCCTGCGTGAGCGGGCAAAACTGTACCTTAACCGCAAGAACCGCGCTGAAAGCAGCGCAGAACTTGAGGACACCAAGCGCCAGTTAGCCGAATTGCAAGCACAGATGGCGGCTCTGATGGAGGACAAACCTCGTCGTGGCCGCCCGCCGAAAGAGGCTTTAGCGGAGGCATAGTATGGGCAGCACGATGATTCAACTCATTCAGCAATGCACGAATGAGTTAGGCATCCCGACGCCAAACTCGGTGGCTGGTAACGCCAGCCAAGAAACCGTGCAGTTGTTGGCGTTGATGAACGCAGCAGGCTATGAGTTGCTTCGTCGTGCTGATTGGCGTGAACTGACGCGCCAGCATACTTTCTACACCGAGGCGACGACCGCCACGGGTAATTGGGTTAATGGGGTGGCCGCGATCACCGGCCTTGCCTCTACAACAGGGCTGGATACGACGTATCAGGTGCAAGGCGTGGGTATCCCCAATGCGACCTACATCACATCCGTTGGCCCCACCTCGGTTGCGCTCAATTATCAGGTCACCGAGACGCAGGTCGGCGGGCAGGTTATCTTCCAGAAAGTGAAGTATTCCATGCCTGCTGATTACTACAGCACGGTCAACCGCACGCATTGGGACAAGAGCAAGCGTTGGGAAATGCTTGGCCCCGAATCGCCGCAGCAATGGGAATGGCTGTTGTCGGGCTACATCAGCACCGGCCCCCGTATCCGCTGGCGCCTGCTCGGTCAGTATTTCCAGATTTGGCCGGGTATGAACGCGGGCGAGTTGCTCGGCTTTGAGTACCGCAGCAAGGGCTGGGCATACAGTTCAACAGGCTTGGTGCAAAACAGTTTTACCGCTGACAACGACACCTGCGTTTACCCAGATCGCGTAATGGTGTTGATGACCAAGCTCAAGTACTTTGAGGCCAAGGGCTTTGACACCACGGCGCTGTACCGCGATTTCCTGATGGAACTGGAAGCAGCGGTGGCGCAGGACACGGCAGCCGCCAATCTCTCGTTTGCACCACGACCGGGAACCGTACTCATTGGATACGACAACATCCCCGACTCTGGCTACGGCACGAGCAACAACTAAATGGCTTCGCCCACTCGCCGCCGTCTCATCCAGCGCACACAAGCCAATGTGGCGTCCCTCCCCGCCCCTGTGGGTGGTTGGAACGCACGCGATGCGCTTGCCAACATGGCCCCCACGGATGCCGTCACGTTAGACAATTTGTTCCCCGGCGTCAGCAGCGTGACGTTGCGCGGTGGCTACGACAAACACGCCACGGGCATGACCGGCCAGATTGAAACGCTGATGACCTACAGCGCAGGCACGACAGACAAACTGTTTGCCATCGTAGGCGGGAGCATCTTTGACGTTACATCAGCAGGCCCGGTGGGTGCCGCAGTCGTAACGGGGCTGTCTAACAGCCGCTGGGAATACACCAACATCACAACCGCTGGCGGCAGTTATTTGTACGCCGCAAACGGTGTGGATAAGCCGCTGCTGTATAACGGGTCATCGTGGACGGCCATTGACGGCGTATCAACGCCCGCGATCACAGGCGTCACCACCACCACGCTTACCTCGCCCACCCTGTTCAAAAACAGGATGTGGTTTATCCAAAAGGACACGTTGAAAGCATGGTATTTGCCGACAGCATCTGTTGGCGGTGCTGCCAACGCGCTTGACCTGTCATCGGTCGCGCACTTGGGCGGCAGCATTGTGTCTATGGCGTCGTGGACGATTGACGCAGGTTATGGCGTTGACGACAACCTTGTTTTTGTCACCGATCAGGGCGAGGTCATCGTTTATCGCGGAACCGACCCCTCTAGCGCCTCCACATGGGCGCTAATCGGCGTTTGGATCATCGGCGCGCCTATCTCCAAGCGTTGTTTGCTGAAATACGGCGGTGATTTGCTGGTTTTGACGCTGGATGGCCTGATTCCGATGGCATCGGCGCTGCAATCGTCACGCCTTGACCCCAACGTGGCGCTGTCGGACAAGATTCAAGGTGCGTTTGCACTAGCCGCCAAGACGTACAAGAACAACTTTGGCTGGGGGATGTTGTATCACCCGCTAAACAACGCTCTGATTGTCAACATTCCCATTGCGTCAAACTCGCAAGTGCAGTTTGTGATGAACAACATCACGAAAGCGTGGTGTCGGTTCACAGGCTGGTACGCAAACTGCTGGTCATCGCTTAACGATGAGCCGTATTACGGTTCGGATGGTTACGTTGCAAAGGCTTGGACGACCGGAACCGGATCGGCGGGCTACAACGACAACGGTCAGGCCATCAATAGCAAGGCGCTACAGGCGTTCAACTACTTTGACACCCGTGGCGTCATCAAATATTTCACCCGTGGCCGCACAACCACCTACTCCAACGGTCAGCCGACCATTGGCGTGGGTATTGCGGTGGATTTCCAGACCGATGACTTCCTTGGTGCGTTGTCGTTTGTCGGCACCAACTATGGTTTGTGGGACGTTGGTCTATGGGATCAGGCCATTTGGGGCAGCAACACGATTGCGAGCAACACGGTCGTAGGTTTGAGCGGTATCGGTTATTGCGGCGGCATCATTTTCAACAGCAGCAGCAAGAACGTATCGCTTGAGTGGGCATCAACCGATGTGGTGTATCAACTCGGATGGGCTGGAATATAGTCAGCGGCCCCCATGTGGGCCATTGGGTGATGTCACGCACAGACGGGGCGTATAACCCCGACCGCTCTGTTGCCATTGGGTTAGAGCGAGACGGCGAACTTGTCGCCGGTACGGTTTACGAAATGTGGAACGGCAGATCGGTCGTTTGCCACATCACTTGGGATCAAATCACACCGGCATACCTAGCCGCTGTGTACGACTATCCCTACAACGTCGCAAATGTTGATAAGATAATAGGGCCGATTTCCAGCAACCATACCCGGGCGCTGAAACTGGTCACGAAAATGGGGTTTTCGGAGGAAGCGCGAATCAAAGATGGCGCACCTGACGGAGACATTGTTTTTATGACGCAGACACCAGACAGGTGTCGTTTCTTGGAGCCGAGGTATGGGCAAAAAATCACCAGCACCGCCGCCAGCGCCTGATTACACCACCCTAGCCATCAAGCAGGGTGAGGCGAACTTGGCCGCTGCCAAGCAGTCGGCTTATATGTCCAATCCCAACATTGATGCCCCAACGGGGTCGCAAAGGGTTACCTGGACAAAAACCCCAACGGTGGACACCGACGCTTACAACAAGGCGTTGCAGGGTTATCAGGATCGCATTGCCCAATACGGCCCCGAGTATGCGGGCGAGGCTCCAAGCCAAGATCAGTTCACGACGTTTATTGAACAGCCGACTGTCACGCAAACCATTGATCCCAATGCGTTGGCGGCACTTCGCGCTCAAGAATTAGCGCAACGGCGTATGTCAGAGGCCGCCGCTGGCGCGGCTGCGGGGCTTGGCAACCTCGGCATCGCATCAGCGTTTGACGCCCGCAATTTGCCAAGCCTTGGTTACGACATCGGCTCATCGGGTGCAATTCAAGGCGCACCGCAAGGCATTTACGCACCGCTCGCTGGATATGGTCAGGAAGCGTTGCCGGGTCAGGTCACCGCAGGCCAGCAGGCAACGGTTAACCTTCCGGTGCAAGGCGCAAGCACCGCACAGAACCAGTTTTTTGGCTTGGCGCAGGGTGGCCCCGCTGCACCGACTAACCTCGGTACGTTTGACGCCGGTCAATTCACCTCGCAAGCCGCGCCAAGTGGGCAAGCGTTTGGAACCGCACAAGGCGGCCCGTCAGGTGGTTTGTACGGCATGGCAGGCGCTGGCCCGCAGGGATTGAACCTGCAAGGGCTTGACTTGTCAGGCATCGGCGGTGTGGCCGGTGGCCCCGCACAAGGCCAATTTGGCTACGCACAGCAGTTTGTAGGCGGCCCGCAGTTACAGAGCCAGATTGATATTGCCAACTTGCCGCAGGGGCCAGTAAACGCTGGCATGACGGCGCAGACGGCATTGCTGTCGCGTTTGTCACCGCAGTTGCAGGGTGAGCGTCAGCAACTCCAGACGCAATTAATCAACCAAGGTCTGCGACCGGGTGGCGAGGCGTACAACTCGGCTATGTCGGCGCAAATGCAGAAGGAAAACGACCTTCTGTTGCAAGCCGCAGCGCAGGGCATCAGCCTTGATCAAGCCGCTCGCCAGCAGGCATTTGGTGAGCAGCAATCCCGCGCTATGTTCGCCAACCAAGCCGCATTGTCAGGTTTTGGCGCAGGCATGGAGCAGGCGCAGCTTTACAACACGGGCTTGGGGCAAAACCTTCAGCAGTCGCTGGCAACGCAGGCCGCGCAAAACCAAGCGCAGCAGCAAGCCTTCCAGCAGCGTTTGCAGGCGGGTGAGTTTGGCCGAGAGGCGCAATTAGCGTCGTTCGGTACGCAACAGCAGGCGCAAGAAGCCGCTAACCAAGCCATCGCGCAGAACTTTGCACAGGGTCAAGCCGCACAGCAGATGCAAAATCAGGCCATCGGCCAGAATTTTGAGCAAGCGTTGGCGGCACAACAGGCGCAAAACGCAGCCCTCGGTCAGAACTATCAGCAAGCCCTTGGTGCGGCTGGGTTCAACCGTGAAGGGTTGATGCAGCAGTTTGGCATGGGTCAGTCAGCGCAAGAACTTGCTAATCAGGCGTTGGCGCAGAACTACCAGACGACGTTTGACCAAGCGCGACTGCAAAACGAAGCGTTGCAACAGATTTTTCAGCAAGGCGCTACGCAGCAGCAGATGTACAACCAAGCCGCTGCACAAAATTTCCAGCAGCAGGTCGCCGCGCAGCAAGCAAACCTTGCTCGTCAGGCGCAGCAGGTTGGTCAGGCGCAAGGAGCCGCAGGGTTCTACAACGAAGCGCAGGCACAGGCTTACCAGCAAGAGTTGGCGCGTCAGGCTGCCGCAAACGCCGCACAACAGCAGCAGTTCCAGCAGAACATCGCCCAACAGCAGTTCCGCAACACCGCGATCCAGCAGGCACTTGCCCAGCAGGCCGCCATTCGCAGCATCCCGGTCAACGAGATCAGCGCGTTGTTATCAGGCGGTCAGGTCAACGTGCCGCAGTTCCAAGGCTACAGCGGCGTCACCGTGGCCCCTGCTCCGATATTCCAAGCGGGTCAGGCAGCGGGCGATTTCGCACAACGCAATTACCAGAACCAAGTTGGCTCGTACAACGCTGGTATGGGAATGTTAGGCAGCCTTGCTGGAGCGGTCGGTACGGCAGCAGGCGGCCCGCTCGGCGTAGCGGGATTGTTTACGTCAGATCGTCGGTTGAAGTCCAACATCGTGCGCGTCGGCACTCACCCGCTTGGCATTGGCGTATACGAATACGACATCAACGGCGAGCGTCAACGCGGCGTCATGGCAGACGAGGTTGAAACGGTGCTACCGGAGGCGGTCGTAACCCGTTCCGATGGCTACAAGATGGTCAACTACGGGTTACTTTGAGGACACCACATGAACGGATTTACCCCTGACCGAAAGCCGCAGCAAATGGCGCGTATGCTGGCAATGCAGGAGCGGAATCTGTCGCTCAACAGCCCCGGCAACAATATGCGGAACGTCCCGCAGCCTAACCTGATGTACTCGGGCGCTACGCCTAACACCAACCCCGGTGTGCCGCCGCAGGCCATGAACTTTAACGGCCC